TTGTCTTGAGCAACTCTATCCAAAAAAGATACAATTGTGTCCGTCGATACACCACCCTCACTCTCTGGTCTCGAAATTTTTTCTCCAAACACCTTGTGTACCAAGTCACCAAAAACAACGTATATCGAATCCGTATCGCTCGCAATAACATACTCTTTCTCATCCTCATTCCCTAAAATTTTGTTAATATATTCATTGACTCGTTTTTCAATCCAACGAATAGAAAGTTGTCCAGACAGTGTAATAGATTCTGCCTGTCTAATATCAAAGTATCTAAAGTACTGATTTCCTAATGCACCATAAGCAGAGTTCAACAGAATCTTTGCAGCCATTTGTTTATTATGTAACTGGGCAATCTTTTTATCTAATTCTATGGGATCACCATCTCCATCAATCTTGCGCTGTTTACATTTTAGCATTTCTTTTTTAGAAATTACACGTTCATCATACATATTTTGCATCAACTTGGGCAAAAACCCTCGTTTAGCATTATCATATAACACTCCATTTGGAGTTAAAGAATAACCATGTTGCTGACAAGCTTCAGTATCAGTTTTTTTCTCTAGAAGTTTTTCCACACTAGTATCTACTCTATCAGTTTCTATAAGTGTTTCTGGACTGATATTGTACTGCATAATTAAATGCGGATACAGACTGTTTAAATCAAAAGACATCACCCAATCGTGCATACCGACAATAGGATCTTTTACATATGCACCAGCATATGCTTCTGTTTTTGTACTAAAAGTTTTCGGCGGAATTACAATATTATCTTTTCGCAGTAAATTAAAAGCGATAGAATCCCATGTTTTAATTGGAGAAAATACTTCATCATAATTAACCTTCGCCTGATATGCAATTGTTACCAACAACTCCAAAAGCTTCAATTTATCTTCAAGCCTATCAACCAATTCGACATCAATAATATTATAGTCAATATATTTTTGATAGTCGTGTTTATAAAACAAATGCATAGCAGAAAACTCAGAGTGATCTAGTTTTCTTTGTCCTAATTCTATAAATGCAATATGATCTAATCGATAACTCTCTCTTGTTACATATGTAAACTTTTTATACAAGTCAAGATAATCGATAATGTTCAATCCAAGAAGTTGAATTTGTTCTACTAGTTGGCCGCGGATATTTTTCTGTATCTTTTTAACCGAGCGCCATGGAGACAGTCTCTTCATCTGCTCCTCGCCCAGTATCTTGGTGATTCTATTCACTAGATAGAGGATATCAAAAGAGTTCACATTCCAACCTGTGACGATATCAATATCCGCGGCCTCCCACAAATTCAAAAAAGAACGCAATAGTTCCATTTCGCTTGTGCATTTGTAGTATTTAATATCAAGATGCTGTACTTCTGGCGTTATATCTTCCCAATCACCCAATCCCAAAACTGTATACAGTCCATTAGATTTCAAAGTGATTGCGTTAACACGTTCTGCAGCTGCAGCAGGTTCTGGAAATCCCTGCTCACACTCAACTTCAATATCCAAAGTTACAGTGTTGATCTGTTCAACATCATATTCCAAGTCCTGATATGTATCAGATATAAATGGGTATATAAAAGGAGACATTCCATATAATGGAGTCAATCCTTCGGTTTCCCTTATCTTATTTCGGGCTTCTCCGATTGTTGGAAATGTAACTTTCTTTAGATTTTTACCATCTAAAGATTTAAACTTAGTGTTTTTTTCTTTAGTTTCGTGGAATAGGGATGGTTTGTAATCTAGTCTAAGTTTTTTTCGCTCGCCATTGTGAACTTCTCTGACTAGAATCTTGTTTCCAATGTTTTGAACATTCGTATAAAAACGCATAATACCTCATTATATAATTGTTTGATAATCTTAACATATCTTTTGCGATATGTCAAGATTTTTTATCAAATTTTAACGAACCCATGATTTCCGCTTGGCGCAGAAGTCTGGAGTGTTGGTTTACTTGGTGGCATCACTAAACCGCTACCAAATACTTTATTATATTCGTTAATTAATTCATTTACTGGGTCTGTAATAAATCCAATATAAGATTTTTCAACGGTAATGCCATCTGACGATTTTGTATATGGCATAAAGGGGGCCAACCCAACCCTAGCAGTAGCAGAGGTTGTGTCGGCATATGATGTTACAATCTGACAAACATTTTTGATGAAGACTTTATTATCTTCTTTTTCTTCGACTTCGCCCATCAGTTCTTCGCCAGAAATAAGTCTAAGAACTTTAGCTGGCATCAGAAGCTTCTTCTGGTGGCGCTTCTGTTGGTGCTGGTGCTGGTTGTTGAATATTTGCAAAATAAGAAATAACTGTTTTTAGTTTTCCTTCTGCGTGTTCTAGATTTCCGACTAATCGATCCATTTCATCAACCACATCTCCATGTTCTCCAACACCTACTCCATTTTCAAAATATACTTGAAGATTGGCAATCGCCTCATCTCGCTGATATTCATATTTACGGATTAAAGCTCTCAATTTTAAACTTTGTGAATAATCTAATTTCATTTTATAACTCCTATGTTATCCTTGATAATCTTTTGCTTGTTCCATTTTCGCACCTTCACGAATCCACTTCTTTTCATTTTTAATATGATTTCTGATTTGTTGTTGAAGATGCCGAGAATACTCAGTATCACCCAACCATTTTATAACTCTTCTTTCAAACCATTTCCATTCCATATTAAGAATTTTTTGAACTACATGTGGACTTTTTGTTACAATTTCCTTATTGTTAAGGATTTCTTGCATCAATCCATCATGTGGAAGGCCTGGAGAAAATTCTATATCGGTTCCCGATCCTGTTGTTTTATATAAAACATTATTATCGTCAACATGCATTTCATATTCTTCTGACATATTAAGAACCTTTTACAATCCAATCTTTTTCGTCTTGGATTTCACCGCGGCGGGCTTTACACAATTTCATCAATTCGTTTAAGTGTTTTCTTGCCCGAACGCCGGCAGACTTATTTCCACCTTGAAATTTTTCGTTCTCTAATTTATACTGTTCCAATTCAATGGTTAATTGATCATGAGTTTCCATTTTATTTTCCTTTTAGAATGGGGGGATTTCTCCCCCCTAATGATTTATTCAGTCAAAAGAGTTTTCTTTGACTTTTTACCTTTAGATTGATTGATTTCAATCTTTCTAGGCTGCTTCTCTTCTGGAATAACATGCTCTAATTCTACAACAAGCATTCCATTCATTAGTTTAGCACCATTCACTACAACATCTGGGTTGAGAGTAAATGTTCTTACAAAGTTTCTAGACGAAATTCCCTTATGCAAATAATGTCTTTCATCTGTTGTATCGTTTTTAGTACCAGTAACGGTTAAGGTATCTTCTTTCACTTCAACATCAAGTTCTTCTTCTGAAAATCCAGATGCAGCAATTTCAATACGATAATCACTATCGGTGCCTTTGACTACATTGTATGGGGGATAGTTTTGCGTTGTTGTTTGAGACTGAAGCTCAAGTTCATTAAACAATCTATCAAACCCAACACTATAACGCATAAAAGGGTCTAAAGTTTTAAATTTCGTAACCATGTTTTTTTCCTCCTGTTAAGCAAGGTTTTGAAATAGGCCTCGTTAGAGTACCAAACCGATTTTACCGCAATTGCGCGAAGGAATCGGCGATCCTAATACTATATATAATAAAAATTACAGTCCTGTCGAACCAAAGCCGCCTTTTCTTGAAGTTTTTTGCTCTGGTCTATCGAAAATTTCTTCTATTCTGACTGGATCATTATATACAAGTTCTGCTTGGGCGATCCTCATTCCATCTTCAATAAGAAAAGTTTTCATTGATACGTTATGCAACATTACATATGTTTGCTCAACGTAATCAGAATCAACAACACCTTCACAATTAGCAATCACAATTCCATTTTTTAAAGACAATCCAGAACGTGGATGTATTCTCATTGACATATCTTCTGGTAAATTAAATATTAGCCCAGTAGGCACTAACATTCTTTGTCCACTATAGAGTATGATATTTCCATCTTCAACAGTCACAGTTTTCTTTATATTCCATTCGTCATAATATTTTATTGGTTCATTACCAAGTAATGATGCTCTGAGATCAAAACAGGCTGCCCATTCTGACCCCATAACTGGAAGATGTGCTTCCGCAAATAATTTATAACATTTTAATGATGTTGATTTTTGTGATACTGGTATTTCTGCCCACTTTGCCATAATATATCCTCTGTATTATCTTTTTCTACCTATATTATATTTAGGTACTAATTCCCATTCATTTTTCTCTTTATGTGAGATAATTTTAATCTGAGAAATCGGTGCATCTTCATACACATCTTCTTTTACTATATCAATTAATCCCCACTCCTTGAGTAAGTTTACAATTGTATTTCTTCTAGCTCTATCGTTCTCA